GCTAGTGGCGGCACTTCTTATGTCCCAACAAAGAGTGAATTTTCAGTTACACTAGAACCTGCATACAGTAGAAATAGTGCTAGAAACTTTAGTCTACAACAATTTGTTCAAGGCGGATACATGAACGGCACACCAGGATACATTTAATATGGCAACTTATACAGCAACCAGCCCGTGGCATTTAACAAAAGTTAAACAAGACTACCTTGATGTTCTAAGCATTAGAACAATCAGTGCAGAGTCTGATGATTTTTTATATACAATAGAAGCACAATACGCTAGTCGTCCTGACTTGCTGTCGTATGACTTATATGGAACTCCAAATTTATGGTGGGTATTTGCTCAACGAAATTTAGATACTATTGAAGATCCTATTTTTGATTTTAATACCGGAGTACAAATTTACATTCCTAAAAAAAGTAGTCTATTTGCAATTTTAGGAATATAATATGTTTGATATTTCAAGAGCTACTACTGCAATCAATGCAACTAAAACAGTGTTACAGGCCACAGGTCCGGCCTCAAATTTATCTGGAATCGTTAAAGGTGCATTAGATAGTTTAGGTGGAATAGGCACTGCTATCAGTGGAGCACTTGGTGCGCTGACCAAAGCATTAGCATCCACTTCAGGAGTAACACTGCCGTTGCCTAACGTGTTACACAACTATGCAACTTATAACTATGTGTTGAGTTTTGGAGTTTTAGACTCAAACGAATTAAATTTTCCAGACTCAACATACAGAGCTGGCATTAGTCCTCGATTAATTTTAAAAAGTGCCAATGCTGAACCTAACAATAGAGTTCAAACACCTTATGGCAAGTTTGACTTCTTTATTTCAGAGTTATCTTTTGAAGGATTTGCAGGCAACAGTAGAAAGACTGGTAACACAAATGCAACCAACATACAATTTAAAGTTATAGAACCATATAGTATGGGTTTGTTTATGACAAGTATGCAACAGGCAGCGTTTGAAGCAGGTCACAAAAATTTTAGAGATGCTCCTTTTATTATCATTATTGAATTTAGAGGAAACACTCAATCTGGTATACCTGAAAAAGTAATGGGTGCTACTAGATATCTACCATTAAAGATTAGTAATATTTCTATGAATGTTACAGGCGCTGGTAGTACGTATAATGTATCTGCATTTGCATTTAATGAACAAGCATTGAGTAATCAAGTAGCACAAGTTAAAACAGATGTAACTATTAAAGGCAAAACAGTACAAGAAGTTTTACAAACAGGTGAATACAGCCTACAAGCCGCGTTGAATAAAAGACAATCTGATATGGTAACATCAGGTATTTTGCAAGTAGCTGACCAATATTTAATATTGTTTCCAAACGATATTGCTAGTAATGCATCAGGCGCCGCCGGCGCAGGTGACACAGAAAATGATTCGTCAGCTACCGGTGCCCCAAGCGCAGGGGGCTCTGTATTTGCAAAATTAGGTGTTGCACAGAGTAAAATTAATGATACATTTGTGCAGGGTGATGGAGAATGTAATTCTATAGGCAAAGCAAAGATGGGATTTGATCTCGAAAGACGCGGCACCGCCCCAATGGCAGAAATGGACGAAGTTTGGGATTCTAAAAAAGGAATTATGAATCGATCTAAGCAATCTATAGATCCTGAAATGAGTGATATGAAGTTTCCACAAAACAGCGATATCAACAATGCAATTAATCAAGTAATAATAAACAGTGAGTTCTCTTCAAAGACATTAGATCCGGCAGCACTAAAATCAGACGGAATGAGAGACTGGTGGCGCATTGATGTTCAAACATTTTTAATTGACGACGATTCTAATTTAACAACTACTGGTGTTAAACCTAAGTTATATGTTTATAGAGTAGTACCTTACGAAGTTCATGCAAGCAGAGCAGCCCCACCTAACGTTGCTCCAACATTTGAACAGCTAAAAACACAAGCAGTTAAAGAATACAACTACATTTATACAGGTAAAAATGTTGATGTAATTAGATTTAATATTGATTTTGTTAACGGATTTCAACAAATGATGGCAGCTGATGACGGCCGCCGAAACATAGATGTTAGAAAGAAAGAAGATGAAGCAGTTGGACAAGAAGAAGACGGGTATGTAAAACAACCTAAAGGTGATGCGCCGCCAGCACCTGGCGCAGGATTTCCAAGCCAAGCATCATATAGCAGAACATCTACATCATCAGACGGCAAAGGCGGCGGTGGAACAGAAACTGCAGGAGTCCGTGTTGCTAAATTGTTTCATGATTCGTTAATTAACGGTAAAGATTTAGTTAATTTAGATATAGACATTGTGGGAGACCCGTATTGGTTAACTAGTAGTGGTATGGGAAACTATACAGCGCAATCTACTCCATACAAAAATCTCAATGCTGAAGGCAGTGTCGACTACCAAAGCAGTGAAGTTGATGTAATAGTTAATTTTAAAACGCCAATAGATATTAACCAAGCTACAGGAATGTACGATTTTGGAAGTGCAGTAACAGTGCAACAGTTTAGCGGTCTTTATAAAGTTACAACTATTAAAAATGTTTTTAAACAAGGACAGTTTACTCAAACACTAGCAGGTTTTAGAAGATACGGGCAAGAGAATCCAACTCCAGTTGACGCAAGTCGTTTAACAACAGCAACTGAAAATGTTCCGGCAGCAGAGGAGTATTCAGATGATGCACCTAACACTGATGATTGGGATCTTAGTGATGTAGGCGAAGGCCCAAGTGATGAAGAAATTGCAAAAAATAATGCTGATCTTAAAGATTTTCCAGGATAACATATATGTCAGATTCAAGTAATGAAGCAAGGTCAGCACAAGACAAACCAACAGGAGATACCACAGGGTTTCCCCAGTTGGCCAAGGTAGTAAGACATACTGATAATACGTATAATGGTATCCTGGATGTAGAGATTCTGCGCCCGTCAGGTAATGAAAGAACAGGCACTCAAGTACAACAGGTTAAAATGATTAGTCCGTTTTTTGGATATACTCCTCGTGATTTTGTAGGAGAAGAACCTGACTTTAACGCTACTCAAAAAAGTTACGGTATGTGGATGGTGCCACCTGATGTAGGTACAATGGTTGTTGTAATTTTTATCAATGGTGATCCTAAGAATGGCTATTGGCTTGGATCTATTATTGGTCCTGATGTTAATTTTATGGTACCTGGTATGGCCGCCACCGGCTTTGCGCTTGAGGATTCTAAACTAACAGACAAGGAACGAGTACCAACAGCCGAACTTAACAAGAAGTTAAACGAAGCACCTATGGTAGATTCAACAAAAATCTTAAAACCAGCGCACCCTATTGAGGCTACGTTTAATCAGCAAGGATTACTAGAAGACGATATTAGAGGTATTACTACTAGCTCAGCCCGTCGCGAAGTTCCTAGCATGGTGTTTGGTATAAGCACCCCGGGACCGTTAGACAAACAAGAAGGCGCTCCCCGTAATAAAATTGGTCTAAAAAATAAAGAAGCGTTAGTTCCGTCTAGTAGATTAGGCGGCACAACTTTTGTTATGGACGACGGCGACGACAAATTTATTAGAAAGAAAACTCCATCTGAAGGGCCTCCTGATTATCTCAGCATTGAACAAGAAGCCGCAGATCAAATTGCTGAAGCTGAAGTTACTATTCCTCACAATGAATTGATGAGAATTCGCACCAGAACAGGTCATCAAATTTTGTTGCACAACTCAGAAGACTTAATTTATATTAGTAATGCAAAAGGAACAGCATGGATAGAATTTTCTAGTGATGGTAAAATTGATATCTTTGCAGAAGACAGTGTTAGTATTCGAACTAAACAAGACTTTAATTTTTATGCAGATAGAGATATAAATTTTGAAGCTAAAAGAAATGTTAATTTAAAATCTGGAGAAAGATTTCAATGTGACGTTGTTGGCAACTATAATCTAGTAGTGCAAGGCAATGGTAAAGTAACTACAACTGGAACTTTAGATGTTAATACAGGTAGTACAAATAAATTTACATCTGGCGGCGATACTCATATCAAAGCCGCTAACACTGCAATAGACGGTGGCAACATTAATTTTAATTCAGGAATAGCTACTGTAGCAACTACTGCATCACTATTAGCTACTCACAACATTAAAGACATTGAATTAGATGCCGAAGCAGAAGTAGTTTCTTACAAATTAGCAGACACTCCTATAACAAGTATTTTGAAACGTATACCAACACATGAGCCGTGGCCACATCATGAGAATTTAGATCCTTTAGAAGTTAAGTTTGAAAAAACTGATAGGGAAGTAGCAGCCGCAATTCCTGAACCAGAGTGGTATAAAAAGTATACTACTATAACAGATACATTTGCTAAGATTGCCGGCGAAGAAGAAGAACCCCCAGAAGAAGAGGAAGAATTTTAAATGAGCTCAAATTCTAATTTATACAATAAAATAGTATTAACTGCACCTAGGCAAGAAAGCCCGTTGCCTCCTAAAACATACAAAGGTTTTAGTTCAATTAGCCCTGATAGCGAAAATTTTAACCTATTTGATCTTCAGTTAATCCGCCAAGATTTAATTAATCATTTCCATGTTAGGCAGGGTGAAAGACTGATGAATCCTAGATTTGGAACTATCATATGGGATGTGTTATTTGAGCCGTTGACTGAAGAATTAAAGCAATTAATTACTGCCAATGTAACAGATATAGTAAATTTTGATCCTCGTATTGTAGCTGACAATGTGGTGGTTAGTC